CTAATCGTGATCTTCGGTCTCATCCGTTCGTCTCCGTTTTGGCTGCGGTAATAGAAGAACCCAAAGCCTCAATCTTCGCAAGCGCCGAACGCAATATCACTCGATTGCTGTCGCGCGGATATGCAATGCCATCGTCGTCAGCGATCCCTTGAAGCGCCCACATAATCCCCTTGCACTCGTCGGCAGTCAGGAGGTCATCGACAGCGATCATCGACACTTGCTCAACTGGACCGCCGCATTCGAAGCACGTATCACGGCAACCGTGAAGACCATGCTCAGGACAGCGGGCTACTGATACGACAAGAGAATCAGACATCAGTCGAACCCCACTTAAGTTGTTTTGGCCCGATTAGCGGGAGTCATCCGTCACACCTCGGGTGATCGACAAGGCTGCGATCCCTAGCGAAGGCCAGAACCTCAATGAGATCCGCTACCTGCTCCATCGTGAGTTGGGCATACTCGGAACCGATCGTGATCTGCACCATGCGCCCGTACTCTGCGCCGCCCGCGAAGGTCGTCACGCCGAAGGCGGCGTGGGCGTAGCCGCTGTCAACGTCGCGACGCGTCGCAGGGATGCCGACCGTGTAGCTCATGCTCCGCTGAGTTTGCGTGGTTGCTGCTGTTCACGGTTCACGCGCAACACTATACGCCTACCCCACGGTGTCTGTCAAGGGGCTACACGACTTTACGTTTGACGGGCAGGATCGTGTCGCCGCGCCTTCGCGGTATCAGCCGATCCGGAACAAACGGTTCGCCGTCGAAGCCTTCATGCAGCCACCAGCGCGGTACTCCACAAGCGTCAGCGATGCGGTCCACTATGTCGGGGGACGGTTGAGCGAAAGACCGACCGTAACCCTTCAACATCCCCACGGTAATACCGCATTGCTGGGCTAGGAGGACTTCGCTGATCCCTGCGAGCGCTCGGGCGGCACGAATGCGTTGCCCAAGGTTTTGCGGGCGGACTTGTTCGATCGTGTTCATGGCGGCAACCTCTTGTGTAGGAGTTGTTGGGTCTCGTTTGGTGCGCCTGTTCCGTGGCCTCTAGCTCCTGAACGGTAGTCTACCGCATTTTGGGCGTTTTCATGCATCGTTTTTCTTGGCTCTGTAGTGCGCTACACGGTGGGGGCGCGGGGTTATGTAGCCTTGGGGGCTTGACAACCCTACGGTGTAGCGGTAGCGTGCCGTTCGCAGTCTGTTGGATCCTCCCTCCCTCAGCGCTCCGTTAGGCCGACCCTTATATATCCCGGTCGGCTTGACGGGGCGCGCTAAATCCTAGGAGGCAACTCTTTGTTCCTTCCGTTTCTTGTTGCTGGGCTTGTGCTGAGACTCACTAGCGGATGGTTCGCGGGCCAGCACACCATTGGCGACATTCTCTTGGTGGTGTGCGCCGTATTGCTCGCCCTTCAACTGCTGATGCTCGGCGGTTTCGTCACCTTGTGGAAGAAGTTCTGATGCTCGGCTTGTTGCCTTGGGAGTTTTGGCTCGCGGCTTCTTGGATTGCGATTGTCGTGTTCATGTTGCGGTTCGTGTTCAACGCGAAACGTCAGCGCCTTGTCGCGCACGCGATGCCGTATGACGGTCCGTCTGCGACGGTGATCGCGTTTCCGACGCCCGCTAGCCGAGGGTTGTGGTTGGACGAGAATGACCTTCCCGAGTTCCGTCCGATCGTGAACGGTGTCGAAAACGGGTGGGTGTCATGAGTAATCAACGAAAGGAGAACAAGATGGGACCGATACGACAGGGAGACATCATTCTGTTTCCCGCGAAGCAACTCCCCGACGGCTTGGTGAAGGTGCGTCGCACAAGGCGTGGCGTGGTGCTCGCTGAGGGTGAGGTTACGGGTCACGCGCATTGCATCCTTGACCGTGACTGTGATCTGTTCCGTCAGGTAGACGTGGACGAAATGGCGGACCGTTTTTTGCGCGTTGAGTCGGACGTTGCGTTGATGCACGACGAACACGATACGCTGACGATTCCGAAGGGTGATTGGGTGGTGCGTCATCAGCGTGAGTATGCGCCTGAGGCCCCGTTGTATGTGGCGGACTAACGATGGCAAGGCGAATTGAGAAACTCACGAGGAAACAAGAAGCGCTGCTCGCAGTGAAGCGCGATGAATGGCTTGCTTATGGGTTGAGCACGGAGCCTGCTGATCGCGTGACTGCGGAGGCTGGTGTTGCTGCCGCATACCATGAGGCAGGATTGGAGCCTCCGAAGATTGTTGTTTGGTTGCGGTCGCCCTTGGAGGGGGCGATTGGTACATGGATGGTGCAGCAGATTCCAACCAAACCAGAGAAGACGACTAGGGTGAAGAAGGTCCGGGGTCAGGTCGGGGATCAGGTCGGGGGTCAGGTCCGGGGTCAGGTCTGGGGTCAGGTCTGGGATCAGGTCGGGGATCAGGTCTGGGATCAGGTCCGGGGTCAGGTCTGGGGTCAGGTCGGGGATCTTCTTTCTTATAACTCCGTGATATGGGGTCAGCATGATGCGGGATCGTGGAGTTGGCTTGACACTTTTCGAGAACTAGGCATTGATGCGTGCGAGCGAACCCGTGGATTGTGTGACGTGGGTAAATCTGCTGGTTGGTGGTGGCCGCTTGATGGTGCTGTTGTTCTAACTGATCGACCATCAGAACTTTATCGTGACACGGACGGGCGCTTGCATAACGATAACGGTCCTGCGGTCCGTTATCGTGACGAGTGGTGTGTGTATGCGATTCACGGTGTGAGGGTTAGCCAGCAGGTTATCGAACATCCTGATACTCTCACCGTTAGCCAAGTGCGCGACGAGACCAACGCCGAGATTCGCCGCATCATGATCAACCGGTTTCCAGCACAGCGCTATTTGGTGGAGGCGGGATCTAAGGTTGTTGCTACAGATGATTGGGGGACTCTGCACCGTTTGCCTGTGGCTGGTGACGAGGATGTGGTGATGGTTGAGTGCGTGAATTCTACGCTGGAGGCTGATGGTTCGGAGAAGGTTTATTGGTTGCGCGTTCCGCCCGATTCGACTAGTCCGGTTGAGGCGTTGGGGTGGACGTTTGATCTGCCTGTGGAAGAATATCGGTCGATGGCGGCTGCCTCGTGACCAAACCATCCAAACCGGAGGTTACGGTAACAGATAATGAAACGGGTGAGTCTGTGACGTGGATCCGATGACCGATCTAGTTCCATATAAGCCGCCCACGTCTGTCGGTGAGGCAATGAGCGTCGGCAAGGTGCTCGCCGAGTCAGGGTTTTTCCAAGACTCGCGTGGCGCGGCACAAGCGGTCGCAAAGATTCTCGCTGGCGCAGAACTTGGTTTCGGTCCGGTCGCGTCGATGACCGGGGTGAACATCATCAAGGGCCGTGTCACGTTGTCGGCGAATCTGATGGCAGCGGCGATCAAGCGTCATCCGCATTACACGTACCGTTTGCGTGAGCATTCCGCCGAGCGTTGCGTGATCGACTTTATCGAGTCCGGCGAGATTGTTGGCGAGTCGTCGTTTTCGATGGACGACGCGAAACAGGCAGGATTGGCGTCGAGCGAGAATTACCGGAAGTACCCGAAGAACATGCTGTTTTCGCGGGCGATCAGTAACGGCGCGAAGTGGTTTTGCCCTGACGTGTTTGGTGGTGCTCCGGTGTACAGCCCGGATGAGCTTGGCGCGGAGGTTGACGGCGAGACGGGCGAAGTGGTGTCGATCCCTGATGCGGATGTGGTGGATGGTGCCGTGTCGTCGTCTGTGAGCGTTTCTAAGCCATCCTCAGACGATCAGCCGTACGTCGGGGATGATGATCATGCCGCACCGTACATCGATCGTGGGGGACGGGATACGCGCCCGCAACGTCCCGAACTAAAGGAAGCTGCGTCGGGACTGAAGTGGGCGGCGATCAAGGACTCATACGTGGTTGCGGGCTTGACGCCGCCGGAGCGTGCGAAGGATGCTTTCCGTGAGGACTTCGATAAGGAGCAGCTCGCGGCGTTGGATGCCGCGCTTCGCAACCGGCGGCTCGCGGACCTGATGCCCACTGACGCCCCGTACGCGGTTGCGGAGATAACCCCGATGCCCTTCGATGATTCGGAGGACGATTTGCCGTGGGGCAAGAACGCTGAGGTCGCGGCAGCGCACGGTGACCCGTCCGAGGTCGTTGACGAGGAGTTACCTGCTGCTGATATCGCTGAAGCGAGAAAGCGTTTGGAAGCGGAGTGACCGACCGCGAGTCGCGCTATCACAACGTCGACATAGCCGAACGTCTAGGCCACTTGATGCTCGGGCCGATAGCGGAATGCGACGAAATATTGTACTCGTGGTCGCACGGTTATGAGCGTCTACGGGTGAAGCATTCTGGGGGCGGCGGGTTGGAGTATGAGGGCATGTTTCATCCTAACGTTGTGTGTGAGGGCGGTGCGGTTTGTGTGTGGTGCGGTCGCACCTTGGAGTTCACGTGAGCGAAGCGACATTCAGCGATCCCGGTGGCGTGATGGTGCGACTTGCCGCTATCGAAAACGACATGGCACTAAGACAAAACACTTACGAGTCTGCCGCACGCAATTGGGTGATCGCTCTTCGTGACCAAAAGCGAGCGCGTGCTATCGCGTTCCTACAAGCCGAGGGAACTGTTGCGGAACGGACAGCTATCGCTGACCGCGACACGGCGCTAGATGGCAAGGAGGCCGAAGCAGAGTATGTTGCACTCAAAGCGGTTATGACTACTTTGAGTGAGAGAGCTTCGGTGGGTCAAAGTATCCTCCGTGCGCAGGGCCGGACATGAGCGTGCTGTCCATGCAAGGGTTCGCAAAGGCGTGCCTAAACGAGCGGGAGGTCAAATGACCAATCCGACTTTTAGCGATATTCTCCACTATTGGTGCCTTGGTTTTCAGTCACCTTCCGCAGCATCATGCTAAGCATTGTCACACTAAGGCTTGCGCGGTTCGTGTCGCGCATTGGAAGTGCTGGGCGCATCACACAGCCCGTGACTGCCGCATTTGGCGTCGGCACGATCCGCGAGCACACGCCGCGATCGTTGACACGACGTGCGGCAGTATCGCGTGCGATCAACGGTACCTTGTGCGGCTCATCGGCGCGACCGAAGCCGGGTGCGCTGAGGGCGTCATCGACGTTGAGGACAGGACGTACAATCCTGAGCAGTGGAATCTTGGCGGGTCGGGTGCGTATGGTATTCCGCAGGCGCAACCTGGCGACCAGATGGCTTCGGCGGGTGCTGATTGGCAGACGGATCCTCGCACGCAGTTGCGGTGGATGGTGTTGGATTACATGGTGCCCCCGAGGTATGCGAACGCGTGTGATGCTCTCGCGCATGAGCGTGCAGACGATTGGTATTGACTAGTGTCCGCGAAAGTGAATAGTCGACGGAAGCGCGCACAGCGCAATACGCTTATGCAACGGTACGGACTGTGGTGCCATATTTGCGGTGAGGCTGTTAGTCTCAAAAAGAACGCTGGCCCTAGGCGTATTACTTTGGACCATTTGGTTCCTCGCAGCCAGGGTGGTTCTAATGCGCTGTCGAACCTGCGTTTAGCTCATCGTGAGTGCAACGGGTCGCGTGGTTGTACGCCGTTGGATTGGGTGCCCTGATGGCGTCCGTGTCTTTTACCGTGTATGGAAGACCCGAACCGTCAGGCAGCAAAAAAGGGTATGTACGCGGTGGTGTAGCCATCATCGTTGACGCCAATCCCAAGTCGGCTCCTTGGAAACAACAGGTCGCTGGAGCGGCCATTGCGATTATGGGAGCTACGCCGATGTTTCTCGGTCCAGTGGCGGCAGAGTTCACGTTTTACCGTAGGCGTCCTATCAACCATTTGCGTGCGGATGGGCGTGTGAAAGAGAGTGCTCCGAAGCACGTCGTTACATCACCCGACGTGTTAAAGCAATCTCGTGCGGTTGAGGACGCCTTGTCGGGTATTGTTTACAAGGACGACTCGCAGATCGTGGATGAAGTGTTGCACAAGCGTTTTGGTGAGCCTGAACGAGTCGAAATAACAGTGAGCGAAATCCTGTGAAGCGTTCCCTCGGTGATTTCTTTGTTCGCGCTTTCCTCCGCGTGCTAGCACTCGTTTTCCGTGTTCGCAACGTGTTCTCCCGCGGTGTGCTGTGACCTTCCGTTGCAACGCATTGAAAGCGGACGGGGCTCGCTGCCAACGGTTCGTGAAACGTAAGGGCGAGAGGTGCGCGGCGCACCGGTTGCACATTGATGACCGCGTGTTGTCGTCTTCGCAGGCGAAGGCGCGGGTTGTGGCTATCCCCAAGAAGGAGAAGAAGCGATGAGCCGCCAGAACGAGGCGCAACCAAGCTATACCGGCACCGTGTCGGGACTGCGGGTTACGGCGACGATTGAAGGCGCGCATCCGATGCACACGACGTATCCGCTGCTACGTGGCGACATCCTGCTCAAGCAGAACGACGGGACGTTCGTCAAGTTCGCTCCTGGGCTTGGTATCGAGGGCTTCCTACTCACGCCCGAGCAGGAGGCGACGTTGGAGCGGGTCGAAGATCAGCGGTACGGAGTTGGCGGCATGGCGTACTTCCTGGCAGCCGAGCCGGAGGCGTCGTCGTGAGCCGCCTATTCGGGGTGCTAGGGCTCTGCGTGCCGGTTGGTCATTGCCTGAACTGCGGCCGGAAGCTCAAGTATCGCGAGTGGGTCGATCCTGGTCCCGATCCGGCGAGCGTGATCGGCAGCGTCTTCCACGTCGAGGCGTACTGCCCGAAGGGGCATGACCCGATGGCGCTCGACTACGCGGACGTGCCGTGGCTTCGGCGGGGCGAATCGTGAGCCGCCAGAACATAAGGCCCGCGTGTTGCGTAAAGCGGTGTCGTCGCATTGCTCGCCAAGCGTTCGACGTGTTCGACCCGTGGCGTGCGAAATACGTCGGGATAGGACAGCCTGCGCCTGACACGCCGAAGCGTCATTACGAGGTTTGCGACAAGCATGCCGAGGAGTTGTGGCCGCACGGCGAGGGCTATGTGGACCGCGAGCATGCTGAAGCGATCCGTGTAAAGGCGGTGGCAGCGTGAGCCGCGTGCTGGTGTGTGGTAGTCGTGATTGGCAGGACATTCACGCTATCCGCATGCGCTTGGTCAAACTCCCACCATCGTCGGAGATATTGCACGGTGACGCGCCGGGTGCGGACACTATCGCGAAATGGCTTGCGGAGGATTTCGGGTTCACGGTGCGAGCGTTTCCCGCGGATTGGAAAACGCACGACAAAGCAGCAGGGCCGATTCGCAACAGGTTGATGCTTGACGAGAATCCTGATTTGGTGATCGCGTTTCACCGTAATGGTTCGCGTGGCACAGCGGACACTATCGCTGAGGCGCGCAGGCGCGGTATCGAGGTTGAGGTTCATGAAGCGGACTGAGCTTTTGAGGAAAACACCGTTGGGTTCTGGTGATAAGCCGTTGCGTCGGGGCGGGTTTCGCAAGCCTGGGGATAACGCTCGACGTTCGGGCATCGGTGTTCCAAAACGCAACACGTTCACACCCGCGACGGACGAACAACGGCTTAACGCTCGCACGCGAGGGTGCGTCATCTCCAGTGAGTACGAGAACGTGGATGCCGCGCACATCATTCCTCGGGGAATGACAACTGTCGGTCAGGACGATCCGCGCGCTACGGTCGGCCTTCGCCGCGACTTTCACCGCAAATACGATGACGGCGACCTGTCGATTTTGGAGTATCTTGAGCCGTATTATCGTGCGGAGATTGCGTTCGCCGTCGAGAGAATGGGCCTTATTACGGCGTTACAGAGAATCACTAACTGTAGATGGCAGCCGATTCCTAGTGAGTTTCCCGAAGGCGGGAAGGAGAACGTATGAACATTCCTGATGGTTTGACGGTACGGTTCACACATAAGCGCCGACTGCGGGCCGTGTGGGCGAACCACACGTTTTTGGGCACGTATTGGGATGCGCGCCGTGAGGGACTGGAACCGGAGGATATTTTGCCGCATGGCGGTTTGACGACGTGCCGTCTTGTGGACGAGTACGGCGAGACTGTTGCTGAGGGAACGGCGGTGTGTTCTAAGCGCGACAATTACAGCAAACGTTTGGGTCGGGCGATCAGCATGGGACGCGCAATTGAAGCGCTGAGAATGTCTGACAGCGCGTCACGGGGGCACGTATGAGTCCTTTCGTGTTGTGTGATGGTTGGCACTGGCCCGACATTAGCGAGGAAGGCGACCCCGAGCCCGCATCAACCGACCTGAAACTGGCGTTGGATGATGGTGTGATTGATATTACTCGCGCGTCGGATGACACACCTTTGGCGTCGGTTCCGGTTGAAGCGGTCGCACGTTTGCTCGCTGAGGCGGTAGGACGATGAGCCTTCAACGACTATTCATGGCCCAAGAGGCCATCGCGTCGGTTGCGCTGTCGCATCAAGACGACTGTGATTGTGTGATATGCCGCGCAGCGGGCGGCGACAAGGACGCGCTAGCGGAAGTGTTGTTGTGGACGGATTCTGAATCGCCATACGTGACAGGGACCGGCCAGGTGATTCGTAACGTTCATTCGCTTGACCAATGTGACGGGCGCGCGTGTGTGATTCACAATCCGTCAGACCATCATATGCGTGATTGGTCGACGAACTTCCGTGAGGACAAGCATTTCATGGAACGGTTGTGCGAGCATGGGGTGGGCCATCCTGATCCTGATGATTTGGCGTGGCGTTCTGTTAGCGACCAGCGTTCACTAGCGAGACACGAGTGTTGTCGTGAGCGATGCTGTTCACCCCTAACGGCGCACGATATCGCTTATGAGCGGGCGCAGGCTAGCGAGGCGTGGCAGCGCATGGGCGGTGGTGGACTGTGAGTAAACAACCTCGTCGCGACGTGTGGATCGAAACTGACCTACTCCCAGACCCCGAACCACCCGAAGGCGGATGGCGTGAGATCACCTGCACATGGGAGTCGCACACATGGCATCTTTGGCTTGAAGATGGCAAGTTCTCTATTCAGTGTGCCGACCCGTGCGACATGAACCAGTTCGCCCCCGGCGGCGGCTTGCCGGTCTGCTGCTGGGAGTTTTACCCCGAGGACTGCGGCACCCCTGAGCCGATCCCGGTCAAGCTGACCTACGTCGATGACTCGACGCCGAGCGGACCGTGGGGGCCAGCTGAGTACGGCTTTTATATCGAGGTTGGGCCATCGTGACTGATCCTGTACTATCCCGTGACCGCACAGTCACCCTCAACCCCTTCGATGATGACACGCTGGAAGCACGGTGCATTCGTGCCGAAGCATCCGAAGCAGCGATAGCGCGTCGTTGTGAGGCGTTGGAGGTCGCGTTAGCAGCGTGCGATCAGGCGTTGTTGGATGAGCGTGTGCCGTTGGTTTGCACGGGGGGCGGACGTTTGACAAGGATGGGACGCATTCGACTCTTGGGCGACAGGTGCAGGCGGCTGGAGCGGCATTTGCTCGCACTCGGTGAGGAAATCGAGTGAAGCCTTACTACGAGGATGATGCGGTGACGATCTATCACGGCGACTGCCTTGCACTAATCGCATCATTCGATGCCGATCTGTTAGTAACAGATCCTCCTTACGGAATTAAATGGACCCGTAGTATCAATGAGGCACGTGCCAGCAAAGCCCACGCAGGCATTCTGAACGATCATGATACCTCCATTCGTGACGCTATCCTCGTAGCTACTTCAACAATGCCCGGCGTCGTGTTCGGGTCATTTTACGCTCCCTTTCCTGCTAACTTGAAACAAGTTCTTGTTTGGGTCAAGCCACCTGACGCTGGTGTGGTAGGTTCCACGACAGGCTTTCGGCGTGACATCGAACCCGTGTTTTTAGTAGGTCCGTGGCCGCAACGAACAGTTCGATGGAGTGCTGCGTTCCGCGCGGGTGCAGGCGGTATATCAGCGGTTGCATCTGAAACGGGACACCCTCATACTAAGCCACTAGGGCTCATGAGAGACATCCTAAGCAAGTGTCCCGCAGGCACAGTGCTTGATCCGTTTATGGGCAGCGGTAGCACGTTACGTGCAGCGAAAGACCTTGGCCGTAAGGCTATCGGTATTGAGATTGAGGAGCGTTATTGTGAGGTTGCTGCACGCCGGTTGGGGCAGGAGGTTTTAGACTTCGGTGATGTCGCATGACTTACCGTAACACAACACTAACGGTAAACCAACACCGCGCAATCGTGTGCTCTAGAAACACAACACGGGTTTATGGTATAATTCCGTCAGGAAGGAAGAGCCATCGTTTTAACGCTCCCGTCCGTACATATAGGTTGGCCCTGCGACGTTGTAGCGCCCAGGGCCGTGGCATCACGAAAGGCACTTCATGACGCAAGCAGAGAATAGCACACCGACCCTAAGGCGCACACCCACGATTCAGGGGTATGTTTACTTCGCAACCGCCATAGGAAGCGACGCAACAAAGGTCGGGTGGACGCACGATCCCGAGGCGCGGATTAAACAAATCCAAGGGTCTTGTCCGTTGGAGATTGTACTTGACATTGCGCTGCCAGGCATAGACATAATGGACGAACAAATAGTTCATTCGGCACTTCGAGCGCATCGGATACGCGGAGAATGGTTCAGTACAAAGGCGTGCTGGGAACTGCTCAATTCATTGGCTGCTATTATGGAAATACAGAGCGTTGACTGGCTGCAAGCGCTTTGGTTGTATGGGGAAAAGGCATGAGTAGCGGTCTTGGTCACGGGTATTTCCCACTGCACTGTGGCTGGTTTGAACGCGACGGAGTGAGCGCGCTAACCATGACCCACGGACCCCTTGGACCAGCGACGATCCTCTACCTGTGTGCTCTCGCAAACCAGCAGGATGGATTCAAGGAGGGTACGGTTGTGGGTGGCTGTCGGGGGATCGCTAAGGCACTTTATGCGAAGCGTGACGCGATCCACGACGTGATCGACCAGGCCGCCGCTGAGGGCGTGTTGGACGATTTTGAGTGGTTTGGCGATAACAGCCGATTTACGTGTCGAATCAGCGGATGGGCGGCGGATCGGGAGGGTGCTGGGATTGTCAATATTCGCGCAAATGCAGCGGAAAGACAGGCCGCGAAGCGCGTTCGTGATGCTCTTGTGACAGGGCGTGACGCGAGCGTGACAGAGCGTGACAGTTCGACACCCATACCCATACCCATACAGAAAGACTTAAAAGAAGCATCGAAGGCAGCGGACCGGCCCGAGATCGGAGAGTTGTGCGATCAGCTCGCGAACGCGATCTTGGGAAACGTTCCTGATGCTAGGGTCAAGCCTCGGTCTGAGGCGTGGTTGAAAGATATGCGGTTGACCTTGGATCGTGATGAACGAAGTGTGGAGCGAGTGCGCTTTGTGATTGGCTGGGCGCATCGCGATTCGTTTTGGCAGCAGGTGGTGTTGTCTCCCGATGCCCTGCGCAAGAACTTCGACAAGATGGCCGCAAAGATCAAAGCCGAAAAGGATCGGCGCAAAGCGGTTGAGGCTCCTGCGAGTTACCCGAGGGGTGTTGTATGAGCGTCCGTAAGATCGACCGTGAAGCTGAACAAGCCGTTCTCGGGACGGTGCTCCTTAGTGACCGTGTGTTGCCCGCGCTCGCTGAGGAGGGACTGAGGCCGGAGCATTTTGCTAGTGCGCAGCATCGAACGATTTTCACGGCGATGCTATCTCTTGCGGAGCGTGCTGAGCCGGTGGACGGCCAGACGTTGCTGTCGGAGCTAAAGCGGTCAAGGGGTTTGGCGGATGCTGGCGGTGAGATGGTGTTGGAGGGGCTTGCGGGTCCTGTGCCGAACGTGGGGCATGTGAGGGCGTACGCGCGGCGTGTGGTTGAGGTTGCTCGGTGGGCGCGTGTCGCACAGGCTGGTCAGCGGTTGCTTGAAGCGGCGGACGGCGAGGATGAGGGACTGGTTGCGGATGCGGAGCGTTTGCTTGCTCCGGATGAGCGTCGGCGTGATCGTGCGTCGGTGCAGTCAAGGACTTTCGACTATTTGTCGCAGCAGGGGCTTGCGGGTGTGCCGTGGCCATTCAGGCGGTTGGGTCAGTTGGCGAATGGCGGAATGATGCCTGGCGAAACGACGGTTATCGCGGGATGGAGTTCGCACGGCAAGTCGATTTTCACCGACCAAATCTTGCATCATGCGACGATGAAGGGGTTTACCGCACGACTGTACATCAATGAGGGCCAGGATGTGATGCGCGTGTTGCGCGGTGTGGCTCGCGATACGGGTGTGCCGTTTCGCAAGTTGCGTGCCCGTGATTTGACAACCGAGCAGGCTAAGGCTGCCACTACGTCGTTGGCGAACGGTTTGCCGTTTGAGGTTGTTGAGGCGCGCGGATGGTCAGCAGCAGACATTTCGCGTGACATGCGATGGCATCCGCGTGACGTTACCGCGATCGACATTTTGCACGAGATCGATTTTGCCGATGAGCGTGCGCTCGCGTCGAATTGGACGACGTTGAAGGCTGCTGCTGGTGAAACGCATTTGATTGCTACCGCACATTTGAATGAGGCGCGTTCGGTGAGTGACCGGCCGCCTGCGCCTGCCCTAAGGGACATCCGAAATAGTGGCATGATCAAGAATGGCACTGAGTTTGTGTTGTTTGTGAATCGTGAGTATGAGGTTGTGGATGGTCATGCGGAGATGACGCGGGATGGTGGGGTGTGGTTTGCTAAGACGCGGGATGGTGAGCTTGGCGGCGTGAAGGTTGTTTTGGATACGGCGCGTATGAGGTTTGTTCCCGCGTCGGTTGAAATGTGAATCGAAAATGACATGTTCATGGGAAATATACGAAGGTGACGCACTCGAACAGTTGGCGCTCATGGATAGTGGTTGCGTTCAGACGTGTATCACGTCCCCGCCGTACTATGGACTTCGAGACTATGGTCAGGATGGGCAATTGGGACTTGAGGCTACGCCCACTGCATACGTGGATTCCTTGGTTGCGGTGTTTGCCGAGGTTCGTAGGGTGCTCCGCGATGACGGCACGCTCTGGCTAAACCTTGGCGACAGTTACTGCAGCGCTCTGGGAAATCCCAGTTCAAATAGCAGTGACGGCAAGCCGCCCGCGCGGCGAGGGTGGACGCGACCGCAGGATTGGCCGATGGTGGGGTATAAGCCGAAGGATCTCATCGGTATTCCGTGGATGGTTGCGTTCGCCCTTCGCGCTGACGGCTGGTATTTACGGTCCGAGATTATTTGGTCAAAGCCTAATCCGATGCCAGAGAGTGTGACCGATCGGCCGACGAAGGCGCACGAGCAAGTGTTTCTGTTGGCGAAGTCTCGGTTTTACTTTTACGATGCGAATGCGATTAGCGAGGTCGCTCAGTATGCGGGCGATGACAGGCGTGCTCGCACGGACAATACGGTTGCGCAACGTATTGGATATAAGAGTCAAACCGAAAGATCGGAACCAACAAACGAGCGTCGCAATAAGCGTTCGGTGTGGGAAATTACTACTCAACCTTACGCGGAAGCACATTTCGCGACATTTCCAACAAAGTTGGTTGAGCCTATGGTTCTTGCGGGATCTCCCTATGGTAGCCTGGTTCTTGACCCGTTTGCGGGTGCGGGTACTACGTTGAAAGTTGCGGTGGGCTTAGGTCGTTCGGCGATCGGCATAGAGTTGAACCCAGAGTATGCGACGATGGCCCGTAGGCGACTAGCTGGCGTCACGCCAGCGATGTTCTAATCTTGTCACTAACGATGAAGGAGAACACAGTGGAATTGCTTCAGGACGCAATAGAGGACACCGCTCAGAGTTTCGATGTGGGTGTGCATTACACGGTGACGCTACCGTTCGAGAAGGTGTGCGAACTAGTGGGCCGTGAGGACGATGGTAGCGATGGGTGGAATGCGGAGGCGTGCCTGGTTTCGGGTTCGTGGGTGAAGTCGAATATGGCTTTGGCGTTGGATTTGACGTCGGCGTGCGAGGTTGAGGTTGACGGTGAGTTCGTCGACTGAGCGGCGGCACGGGTCGCGCACAATGCCCTGTGGTGCGTTGTCAGGCGTTCTGGGGCGATCCTGCGCTGGGTTGGTGGGATCGCCTTGGGATGGCTTTACAACGGCTGAGAACGGCTTAGGTGTGGAGGGTCACGGATGACCCAACACGCTTTCTCCACGCACGAGATCGAATTGTACTCAGGGGCCGCATTCGACCCCTCGGCGCCAGACGCAAGCGCAATCGACCTTGGCTCTATCGCACAAGCACTATCGTGCGTGTGCCGCTACGGCGGACATTGCGAATATTTCTCGGACGCCGAACACGCTGTCCTCGTGGCAAACAAGCTGCGGAAGATCAACGCGCCATTGTCAATCCAGTTTGCAGGACTACATCACGACAACCATGAGGGCATCGACGGGTTCGGCGACATTCAGGCACCTGCGAAGTCGTTGCTGCCACCGGATTACCATGAGCGTGTCTCACGGATCGAGGAGGCTATCTGTCTGGCGATAGGATGGTTGGACGGTCTTCCGTTGTGGACGGTTGACCAGTTACATGACCCGTTGGTGAAACGCGCGGATAATTGGGCTAAACGGTTTGAGGCTAAGCATCTGATGCGTTCGCAAGGTGAAGGGTGGCTGCCGGATAACGGTGAGAGTATGCCGCCTATTCCGACGGACGATGATGATATGATTCGCTGTTTGTCACCTGTTGAGGCTAAGGAGGCGTTTCTCGATTTTCATTTCATGCTTGTTGGTGACCATGTGAGAATGCACGGTAAAGGAGAACATTGATGGTGAAGCGTAAGGCGACTTGTAGGAGCGGCGACAGGTGTGCGCGCCCTGTATCGGAAAAGTACCCGCCGTTTTGTGAGGTTCACGGCGCGGAGCTAGCGAGGCTGGCTGTGCAGTTTCAGTCGAAGATAGGGTGGGGCAAGAAGAACATTACTGGTGCTAAGCCTGTTGTGTTTGGGGACGCGGCAGCGTGAAGCGTGAGGCAGCAACGTTCAAGGACAAAAACGGCGAGTGGGTTCGCCGGTGCTCTCGATGCAAAGAAGTGAAAAACCTTGTTGACGGCTTCTACGCGTCGAAAAACAAGCCTGACACGTTCGGAGAGAAGATTCGCCAATGGCATTGTAAGCGGTGTCAGATCGACCAAATTGGTGCGCGAGTGAAAGAGAGGTACAAGGAGCCCAGTGAGCATGAGCGGTTGAAACAGCAGCGGCGTGACTGGCAGGCGAACTGGCGCGATAAGAACCGTGAAATGTCACGCGAGTATTCGCGACGCCACTATTATCGAGTGAAAGCCGACCCGGAAAAGTGGGCTATAAAACTTGAGACTGCTCGCATGGACTATCGTTTGCGACAGATGCGTTTGGGCAAGCCTGCACGGATTCGCAAGACGATCGCTGAGGCGATCATCCCAGCTAACCCGTTCGTGGACTGGTTGGAACAGGCGATTCCTAGCGTGGAAAACCTGCACGAGTATGCGCGCAACGCAGGGTTGACAGACCGCACGATTCGCCGGATTATGCGTGAAGGCCAAGCGTACGTGTCGGTTGACACGGTTGACCGGCTTTTGATGGCGCACGAAAAACTTGTGGTAGTGAATGGTGTCCCGGTTTTCACCTTGGACGACCTTTATCCTAATGTGCGGTTTGATGTTTCGCAGGCGAGGGCTGCGGAAGTGTTTGGTTTGGTGGCGGCGTGAAGGGCGTCAAGAACGATGCGGATCGTGTGGATAATACGGTGTTGCGCGAAGCGTTTTTACGGTCCGATATGTCTGCAGCGGCGGTTGCGACGTGTTGTGGTTGGGTGAAGCCTGGTGGTCGTGGTGATGGGACGCACGTGTTGCGGTTGTTGGGGGTGAAAAGCTATTCGTCTGGCCGGTATGTGTGTCAGCGTCGCACGTTGAGTTATGATGACGCGGTTTTGGTGACTAGGGCTCTTGGTCTTGACCCGGTTGAGGTAGGAGTGTGAAACCATGAACCAAACAGCTTTATGTGAGAACGACTTAGCGTATTGGCGTGACAGGTTTAGTTCGGTGGAAGCGGAACGCGACAAGTACGCTGATGCTCTTCACACGATTCGTAGTTACGACGAGTTTCAGGGTAGTCCGATCGCGCCTCGCGAGAACCCGACTACGACGGCTTTGCGGCGTATCGCGTCCGAGGCTCTTAGGGAGAACGTGTGAACGATAACGCTAAACTGTGGGTTGAAGCACTACGCGGCGGCAAGTACAAGCAAGGACGAGGATATCTGAAACAGACACAGCATCGGCGGTGGTGGCTTAGGAGATAAGAACACTTACTGTTGCTTGGGCGTAGCATGCGAACTATACCAACGTGAGATCAAAGGTCTGTCGATCCGGCGTGCCTCTGTGGGACATTGGGAACTTCGATGATAGGATTGCCGTCTTGCCTCCACTAGTGCAGGTTTGGTTGGCGCTCACAAGTGAATCGGGTGATTTTGGGTCGTACTACGAGTCACTAACGGAACTCAACGATAACGGTAAAACCTTCGACGAGATCGCGTCTGTGATTGAGAGTGAGCCTGACGGCTTGTTCGTCAAGGAGGCCGCATGAACACACGAACAGTCGCAGCATGGGCTGATATGAACCCCGAAGCTAGCAAACTACTGCAAGTGTTTCCCGTGTCAATCTGGCAACTAGGACAGGAAATCGACCGCATAGCAGACGAGAACCATTGGGATGTGCTTGCGGTCAGTGTGCCGCCCGTTGAGCGTGGCCCGCTCCGTATCGAAGGCGTTGACCTTGAAACAGGTGAAACGTTCTGGTGGGATCGCTACCAGCTGTACGCATATGTTGATTTGGAGGATGTGTCGTGAGCGAGATACCACAAGACGCTATCGACATGGCAGCAAGCGAAATCGCACGCATCGACAGTTACAACCCTAACGACTATCCAGTAGCGGAATGGGAAGCAATCAGGGTTGGTTATCTTGCGCAGGCTGAGGCTGCCGTCACGGCTGCTTTGCCGTTCCTTCAAAGCCGGGAGAAAGACACCACAAACATTCTATTGACACGCGGACTATGGGACTGTCTAGTCGCCTCCGGTGCCGACGTAAGCGACTACTGTCGCGGCGGACCAACCGACCCGTTCTGGACTGGCACACCCGCCGAATCGCTTGACACAGGATTCGAGCAGTGGACGAGAATGCGCTCAGCGAGCCGCATGGTTGCCGAGACTGTCGATGCTGTTCAACAGTTGCGAGCCGATTACGACGAGGAGACCGTGTGAGTGTAGACACCGACGAGGCAGTAATCGACGACCTGTACAACCTAGGATTCAAACTCGGCATCAAACCCTTCGACATCAAAAACGCTGTCGAGGCAGCCGATGACAAGCGCGAATTGTTGCGCGGTTGGAAACGACAGTACAAGAAACACGAGCGCAGCATTCTCGCGTCCGACGAGCGTCGGTGGCTCAACCAGAACGCTGTCGAATCGAACGAGAGGCATGCTGACCTGCAACGCGACCACGCGGCTAGTCGGCGTGCGGCGCGCGAGCGAATGACGTTAGGACAGCGCCTAGACGCTCTCAGGGCCGAAGCCGTACTTGAACCGGGTCCTGGTGTAGCAGCGTTAGGGTCAACGAAAATCAAGGGCGGTGAGAGTGATGGTGCTCCACCTGACCCCGCGTTGTTTCGCACGACGTTGGATATGCGAATGGAAGCGCACTGGATCTGGTTTCTAAGGCATATCGAACTGATCGAAAACGACTGGGACGAGTTTCTTGGCCGTGGCGCGTCGAGGTCGTGGATTACGGCGAGCACGGAGGAGAAGAACCGCGAGCTGTTGTCGAAGTATGTTGGTGTGCATTCCCGTGAGGTTGAGAAGATCGCACCGTGGTTCGGGTCAGCGAGGACGATTTCGCGGATTAGGTCTGAGGCAAAGTTGAAGCCCACGACAGGAGAACCGAAGTGAAGAGATACGATCCTCAAATGAGAGGCCTGCCTGCTGCGGCTGATCGATGGTTATCGCGTGAAGCGACGGAAACGGCTATGTGGATAGGCGATCTATCCGTGAAGTCTTGTGTCTATTTTGTCTTGGAACGCGACAACCAAGAAAGCGCCATCAAGATCGGTGTTACACGAAACCTGTTTTTGCGACTGTCCGGAATGCAGAGCGGTAATCCGCGTCGGCTGATCGTACGGCAAATTATTCGTGGTCTAGTTGATGACGAGAAAAGGCTGCACAGACGATTTGAGGAAGCACACGTTGGCGGTGAGTGGTTCGGTAATGGGTATCAAGCGGAGATCCTTACGTATGCTGACCTTATAGCAAACGAGCAGTGTATAGGTGCGAGGATGGCGTGGACTTCTATTATGGAGGCGGCCATAGAGTCGCTAGCCAATGGACCAATCTTGGTATGACCTCGTACACTGAGAGTCGTGCTTGTTTTACGGATAATGCTTGGTCTTCGTATCTAAATGTGCGTGTGAACAAACGTGGCGAACCGATCATCCTTTTCGTCGCCGAACAACGCCAAGTAGCCAGCGACCTGCTGCTAATCACGATGACACGACAAGACTTGGCTAGGCGTATCGCAGCGTTGCAGCGACGCAACCCCAACGAACTAATCGTACTACAGGTCGTATGCGGTGACGAGGCGCTCAGGGACGCGTTGTGGGAGAAGTGGGCTGATACTAGACTGCCTAGCGGTTGGTTTTACGGGGTTAGCGCTGAGGTTGTCAGGGTCGCGGATAATATCGCGCGGCTACAGTCTGAGGGTCGTTGGCTTGAATCACGGTTCACATCAGCGTTGACGCCATGACAATTTGCGAATCAAAACCGCGTATCAATTACGCCACGGTGCTAGTTTACGTGTTACGGATAGAACACGCTAAACCAAGGAGAACCGTTGGAACGTCAACGCTTGGTCCAAAACAAAGACGGCCAATTGGTTCACCAAAGCGTGGACTATGGCCCGAGCAAAGTATCGTCAGGCAGTCGCCACGAAGCGCCCTACGGTCGTGTGCGCTCGACAGACGACGACGGCTGGTACGCGCTGCCGCCGATCCTCGAAGAGGATGCAGAACCCGATACAACCGAGTTCGTGGTCGGTGTTTGCACGCGGTGCGATCTTGAGGTTCTTGAGTTCACCGGGTGCGGCTGTTGGGACGGACCTACTTACGCCTAGTCTCACTTCACGCGACTGGCTACATACTGAGTATGTCGCCAAGGAACGCACGACGCGCGATCTTGCTCGCGAACTCGGATGCAGTCAGCCGAGCGTTGTGCGTGCACTTGCTAGACACGGCATTCCAGCTAGATCACCTGGCCGCAGGGCAGGCGTCATCGACAGTGTAATGGTCGAAGTCGTAGACGCCTTCGACCAAATCATCAGCGAAACCGTCGAACAATTGAAACAGGACCGACAGTGGTACGGACTCCCACACTGGGAGATAATCGAAGATCGGCAGAAACAAGCCCGCACCGACCTAGACGAAGGTGAAGCCTACGCAGCATCACGATCCCTTATCGGCCTAGCGTCATTAGCGATGTTTCGAGCCGCACAAGAACGCGTAAGCCACCTTACCGACAGTGACACAGAACATGAGTAGCACCGTAACCACCAAGCGAGACCGCAAGCGATGGACTGACCGACGCGACTCCGTAAGAGAACAACGTCGTGCGGATCGGCTTGCGACTCCGCAAGTATGTCAGTACTGCGAAAACGAATTCTACGATGTGCGGAAACGTACCTACTGCCTTGCGGTCGAATGTGCGAGGAAACGGAATGCTGAAAGCCAACGCACGCAACGTGCTAACGGGAACAGGAACTAGCCAAGGGTCGGCAGCGACCTAATAACGGCCGTAGACCGCGAACCTGCGAAGTATGTGGTAACGAGTACCGACCGACGTATGGTGAGCAGCGCACTTGTGGTCGTACGTGCGGGATAGAACTGCGGCGACGCGAGAACGGCAGCGCGTCAGGACACATCATCAATGGTCAGTCCAGCGACGTACCGCTGGCATCATGCGCTGTGTGTCACGAGCAGTACATCGCACGCAAGAAGCGATCACACTGCAACGCGCCTAAGCCCGTTCGGCAGCGACAGTATGTGGTATGCCAGGAGTGTGGTGATCCACTCCCGAGTAGTCGGCCAAAGTACTGCAAGGACGAATGTGCCACACGGGCACAGCGCCGACACCGTAGGCATAACGAACGCGTAGCGCTCGCGATATTAGACCGCGAACGTGTCTACGATCCGATCTTTTATGAGCAATGCCAAGAGTGCGGCAGCCAACTAACTGGTAAACAACGCAAGTGGTGCAAAACCTCGTGGTGGTAAACGCGCTCGCGACAGACACGAGCGACATCTAGCACGGACAGTACCCAACGCAGACCTTAGCGTCCCATTATTTACCACGCGGCAGATAGCGCAACGTGACGCATGGCGATGCCATCTCTGCACCCGTAAGGTCATATCACTCGATGACGCGAGCATGGACCATCTCATACCCATCGAGCGCGGCGGTCTACACACCCCAGAGAACGTTTCACTAGCACACCATTACTGTAACACACTCAAGGGCAGTAGCGGCGAGTCACAGTTACTTCTATATGGCTCTATAGACCTATCCCGGGGCGGTCAACCAACGACCTCGACCTGCTCGACCCGCTCAGTCTAATCGCCCCCCCTCGAATCAAAAAGTGGCGCAAATGAGATGTTCACGATGCCGTGCGGCGAAGCCTGACGATGGCTTTGGGTGCTGTGAGGGATGTCGTGAGCGGGATCGTGAACGGGATAAGACGCGCGACCGACGTGAACATGATCGCCGTAAGCACGAACGGCGCAAGGCGGCACGTGGTGGTGGGGTGACACGGAAATGTGTTCGTTGTGGGGCCGTGGCTGTAAGTAATCGCCACAGATATTGCGAGTCGTGCGGGGAGTGGGCTAGGATGCGGAGAACTGGGCGTCCGAGGCGTCCTCACGCTCAGTCTACGACTGAGCGGGGGTATGGCGCTGCACACCAGCGAGTGCGTGACGAATGGATCCCAGTGGTGGCTTGTGGTGAAGCGTTTTGTGCTCGGTGCAATCGTTGGATTCATCCGGATGAGCCGTGGGATCTTGCGCATTCTCCGTTTGATCGTGGGGTTTATCTTGGTCCGATGCATCGGAAGTGTAATCGGGATACGCGGTTGGAGAAGTCTTTGCGTCGTGGTGGTTTGGTTCGCGCGGATTGGTGGTGACTATGGATGGCCAGGCGGTTTCTGTGGTTGCGGCGGTTCGAAGGGATTTGGCGAGGTTGCCGGAGGATTTGGCTTCGGGGGCGTTGGCGGCGAGTGCGTTGGCGTTGGCGTCGGAGATGGATGATCGTAATTCGGCTACGTCGAAGTCGATGTGTGCGAAGGCGTTGTTGGATACTTTGAATAGGTTGCGTGAGTTGGCTCCGCCTGAGCGTGTTGCGAATGATTTGACGAGGCAGCGTGCGTTGCGGGAGGCTAGGCTTGCGGGTAGGGGATCAGCGTCCTAGGCTTTGTCATATTCCGGAGTATGTGTCGTCGTCGGCTGATGAGGTTGTCGCGCTTGCTGGGATGGCGGGGCTTGTTCTGGATGATTGGCAGGATTTTGTTCTTCGTAACGCGCTTGGCGAGTTGCCGAATGGTAGTTGGGCGTCGAGCACTGTTTGTTTGATTGTTGGGAGACAGAACGGGAAGAACGCGGTTGTTGAGGCGCGTGAGCTTGCTGGATTGTTTTTGTTTGAGCATGAGCGAACGATTATTCATTCTGCGCATGAGGCTAAGACGGCTACGTTGCAGTATGATCGGTTGTTGGCGCGGATCAAGCAGTCCCCGGATTTGTGGGCGGAGGTTGAGTCGGCTCCTCGTGGGAAGGGGTCTGAGGCGATCATTTTGCGGAATGGGAAGCGCATCCTGTTTATCCCGAGGACGGGGCAGGGTGGTCTTGGTTTCACAACGGACATGATTGTGTATGATGAGGCGCATATTTTGTCGGAGCAGGATCGGAGTGCGCTTGCTCCGACGATGGCTGCCCGGTCGATGTTGGGGAATTTGCAGACGTGGTATACGGCGTCGGCGGGGGATCAGTTGAATCCGCGTCATCGTCCGCTTGTGTTGGCTCGTATTCGTGAGTCGGGGATGCAGCGGGCTCGTGGGGTGGCGTTGTTTGAGTGGTCGGTGCCGGGGGATGATCCGGCTAGGGTTGGTGAGGGTGCGGCTGATCGTGATTTGTGGCCGCTCGCGAATCCGGGGTTGAATCTGCGGATTAGTGAGGATCGTGTGGAGCAGGAGCGCACGGTGGAGATGGGTCCGCGCGAGTTTGCTGTGGAGCGTCTTGGTGTGGGGGATTGGCCTGACACGTCGGAGGATGCGGGCCGCGTGATTTCTGCTGCTGTGTGGGGGTTGTGCGCGGAGCGCGATCGTGAGAACCGGATTACGTCTGGTTTGACGTACGCGGTGGATGTGAACCCGGATCGTACGTGGGCTAGTGTTGCGGTTGCTGGTGAGCGTGATGACGGGTTGTTTCAGGTTGCGGTGGTGGATCATCGTCGCGGAACGTCTTGGGTTGCCAGTTTTTGCGCGGGACTGCTTGGCGGTAGCGCACAGTTTGTGTTGGACGCGGGTGGTCCTGCCGCACCGTTGTTGCCGGAGCTTGAAGCGGCGGGCGTGTATCCGACGTTGTTGGATGGCCGTGATTACGGGGATGCGTGCGCACAGTTTTATGATGCGACGGACCGCCAGGAGCTAAGGTATCCGTTTCCGCAGCCGGATTTGGATGAGGCTCTTGCGGCTGGGCGTCGCAAGGGTTTTGGGGATTTGTGGAAGTGGGCGCGCCGGTCGGCGACTTCGGCGGATATCACGCCGTTGTGTGCGGTGACGGTTGCGTTGTGGGGCGCGCGGATGCTTGGTGCGCCTACGGTGTGGGATTTGAACGAGGTTGCCGCACAGTTGCGGGCTGCCGGGAACGGCGAAGTCCTTGGGGACATGGCGGAGGCTGCGTCCGTGTCTAGTCCTGCTGCGGGTACGCGGTTTGTTGCCCTGGACGATATGCCGTCACACGGACGGTATTAGCGCAAGTACGCGCGCAACAGGAAGTTCTTCGATCCACGGAATGTTGGGGATGCCATCACGAATTTGTCGGTGTCGATAAAGTTGCGCCAGTTTGTGCGCATTTCGTCAGCGGTGTCGGATGTTTCGGCTATTTGATCGCTGAAGAATACTTCGAGGATCGTGGCGTTACCGTGCGTAGCGAGTTTCGTAAACTCGTTGAGTTCGTAACTGGTGTTGTCTTGGTCGCCTTCGATCCAGATGGTGTTAGCGGTTTTCGCGAATGGCGAGATCAGGTTGCCTAGTGGGCTTACGTGGATGCCGCGCCAGTCATGGTCGGACTGGTCGTTGTGTACGCCGTGGAGGCGTGAGCCGACGAGGACACGAGTGATTACCGTTTGGTCTGTGTGCCCTGCCTCAAAATTCGCCATCAGCCACCTGCAAACATGTTAGAACCCATATCACGCCAGAGTTTGACCCACTTGGTTGCGGTCATCGAGAACACCGATGACGTTGTATCGACCGCGTATGTGTTGGTCGAAGAGTTCGCCTTTGATGATGTAATCGGGACGATGGTCACCCGTCGTACGCATGTAAAGATCATACCCCATGATCCCTTCGGTTACATTATCTGCAAGCCAAAACTCCGTATCTTCTCGGCACCGATCCTCGCGACCTGACATAAACACAATATTAAACTGGTCGGCCAGCGTCCACACTAACTTGATCACGTTCGGGTTTGGTTTGTCGTCTGCGACTTTCTCGGCCTCGGTGCCCATCGTTGATCGCTATGGTCCCCGTCGATTATCCACGATCACTATTGACGGTAGCGACGAATCGACCACATATGGTTCTGGTGGTGTGTACGGTTCACCGTTCATCCATTTGTCGGTTAGTCGCCACCCGTTCTTCGACGCTTTCTCGTAGTTAGCTGCGAGCCTACGGATCACATCCTCACCAACGGATGCTGCTCGCATGGAATCTCGCGCGATACATTCGTTGATACTCACACTTGCAAAACTGTGAACCTCGAATGTGACGCATAGTCGCGCGAATTCCTTGCGGTACAGTTTTGGCGTGCTTGGCGACAGGTGTGTATTGTCGATCACTATATCTCGGCTGAGTTTGATTGCTTCTGTTGCTGAGCCGATGAGTGCCCGAACGGCGACGTGTTCTTTTTCTTTTGACCATTCGGTGTTCCACATCATCGCTCGGTAATCGTCAAGGCTGAAGCGCATAGTGTCGAGTGTGCGCGCGAACGTGGTTTTGCCGCTCGCTGGTAAGCCTTGCATCAGGTGTACGATGGTCATGCGATGTCCCCATAGGTTGGTGTGAGTGCTTCTGGTCGGATGGCTTTCCAGATTATGTCAGCGTAGTCTTTGCCGTCCAGCATGCTGAACATCACCGATGGGCTAGCAGACGATCCGAGAAAATATGCGGCGATCTCTTTACGTTCAACGTCAAGCGGTCGCTGAGTGAATACGGTTAGCGCGGCTGCCTCTAGTTCGTCGTAATCGAACTGAATTTGTCTGCGTGTATTATCTACCCATTGGTAGATTTCGTCGGGTATGCCAGTGAGTAGCGTAGTGAGGTCATCGCCTGCGCGCATTGATTCCCAGACGAACCTGGCGTTGATGCCTGTGACGATCTTGTGGAGTCTCACGTATTCTGCGTGCTTGACTTTTACGCGCAAACCAGATTGGAACGCGACGACGTAGCCTTCACAGTTGGGCCTGTCGTGCGTTGTGAGCGTTTCTAACGAGACTTCGCCGTGGTGTTGGACCTTCGGGCCAGTGTAGTACGGTAGTGCCGTGTCGAGGCCCGTAGCGTTGTCGATGGCGGCGAGTAGGGTGAGTGCTGTTTGGCCGCCGTAGTCCACGACGATCCTGTTTTCGGGGTACACGATTTCGAAGAGCGCCGTGATTCCGTCGAAGTGCGCGAGTTCTTGTTCTCGCAGCATCGCGGTTCCCTTTATTGCTTGGTCGCTTGTGAATGATCCGCGTGTCGCGATGTGCGGGACGCCTTCCAAGCGGTAGACGATGCCTAGGCTGCCGTCGAGCTTTTCGGTGACGGTGTATGGTTCTATCGGGATTTCACCGATTTGCGGGTCACCGTAGTTGAAGAACTTTGGGAACGGCCGGGCGATCACGTTGCCGTCCGTGTCGAGAACCAAGCCGCGACATGCGAGCGTTTCGGGTGTCCAGTGCGATTCGAATTGTGTGTGTTCAGTGTAGTTGTAGATCCAAAGGTCGGCTTCGGGGTGGCGTTGTGATCGCAGCCACCCTTCAGCGACGAGTGAGTCTAACTGCTCACGGTCGAACACCGCACTAGATCCTACCGTATAGTGGCGACTTGTCTGCGGGCTCTACATACGGCAATATCGAGTCACCATCGCGAATCTCACGACGCCTAATCGACGGGGCTGCAAGTAGTTCGTCTAGGTGCTTGAGTTCTTTGCCGCTGAACACACCGCACCGCTTGAGTGTTTCCGCTAGTTCGGGATCGGTAACTACCACACCGTGTACTAGCGCAGGTTCGGGCGTGGGTGCTTCGGCCGCTATCGACTTGTGTGGGCCTATCCATCCCGTCTCCGTTGCGTTTACGTTGGCAAGCTTCGCGGCCGCGAGAACTTGAGCACGTCCTTGAGTGCGCACGCCGTTGACTACATCCCACGGGGATTCTAGGCGCACGAACATGCGCGTATCTTCGTGTAACTCCATGCCATGTCCGCGATACATCCACGCAACGTCTGACGCCATGAGGCGGGGCGTTTTGCCTGGTAGGTAGCTTTCTAGGATTGCGTCTAGATTGGACGCTACAACAGCGCTGATCCACGCCTGACGCATTGTGTTGAGCGCTCCGGCGTAGGCATTCCATCGCGACGAGTCGATGCCGCGCACGACAACCATCTCGGCACGCATTCGAACTGGCAATGTCGGCCAGAGCTTTGCAAGCTCGCGCGCAGCGATAGCCATTTCAGAGTGGAATGTGCTGAGCAGTCGCCCGCGTTCTTCGGCCGCTAGTTGTTCGATCACGTCCTTTGTGGGGTGAATAAGCGCGACGGAGTACCAGTCGGTACGTTCATTGTCCGCAAGAAGCGCGCCTAGTCCTTCGGCTATCTCGTCCTTTGCGCGGCTTTGTGACCCGACCATAAAGATGGAGCGTCGGTTTGCTCGCGCTGCCCAATATGCGCAGCAAGCGAGTGTCAGGTCGTCGCAACGGTCAGCGTCGATTCGGTACGCCAGACGGCTCTTAGCCTGCATTTGTGCGTGTCGGAGTCGCCAGTTCGCCTCAAGGCGGTCAGCCTTTTCGTCTAGTCGCCGCAGGAACCGCACGCGCTTGTGGGCGTATGTCTTGAGGCGTGTGCATGCTGCGAGAATCGCGGTCGGGTGCTCGTCACCATACCCGAGGTAACGCATGCCGTCTGCGACTAGTTGACGTAGCGCTTGCGGACTTGTCGGGTCAGCGGAGCGAATACCGAACAACGTATCGAACGTGTCCACTTGATGCTGTGCGGGAACGACAACATCAAAGTCGTCGTTCATGTACCATTCGCGGGAGCGTCCTAGTGACGAAACCTGTCGTCCGAGTGATACTGGCAGCGCGAGATCAAGTGAGGCGATGTGCTTCGCTACTGCGTGTGTCGGCTCGCGACGTGTAAGGCTGTTTGCCAGCCATTCGCGGTCAGACATTGTGATGTCCCTCGTTGGCGGGACTTGAACCCGCATCCACCCGGAAAGCAAGAGCCAGGTGCTCTGAATTGAGCGCTACAGCGAAGGTATGGAGACCGTATCGGGTCTTGTGGCGTTTGTCAAGGGGCACTTTTAGCCGCCGTCCTTTGGTCGTTTCGCGCGATTCTATCGCTACCCCGTAGTGTCTGTCAACCCCTGCTTCAGCGAAGGAGAACATTGCGCATTCTTGAGGCTATCCAGACCTTTATCGACCTTGCGGAGAGCGAAGCGGCCAGCGAGGGTCGCCTTGGGCGCGCCGATGATGCGGCGAGGATCGCACGGAAACTCACGAAGGTTGCGGTCATGCTTGCGGACGCGGGCTTGCTGCCGTTCGGTGACGATGACGAGTCGTGGGTTGAAACAGCGTTTGATGCGGGCTGGCTTCCCCCGGAGATGGTGGAGGAGTTTTTGGAGCGCGTGGACAATCCGGTGTGCGACGATCCCGACTGCGAGTGCCATGGTGACGACGCAGCCGTGTGCGAGGATTGCGGCGCGGACCTGTCGCCGTCGGAGGATGATGTGGTTGCTACGTTGGTGATCGGTGATCACGGTGTGAGGGTGGGGATTGACGGGTTGTGCGAGGAGCATGGTGACAGGTTGGCTTCGGCGTTGTTCGCGGTCGCTGACGCTTATGTGAGCGACGACGATGACGACGACGATTTCTTGGTGGACGAGGCGTGAGAGACGGTACCGAATTGGCCGAGCAGGTTCGGCTTGCCAAGGTGGGGATGCGGGCACTAGTAGATGAGGTGACTGGATTTCAGTATGTTCGCGAGTGCGATGATTTGCGTTCTTATGCCGACGAGATTGGGGTAACCACCGAGCTACCGGCGACCGCCCGATGAAGGTCGGGGATATCCTTGAGGTTGTCGCGGGCACGCTTGCTACGGCCGCCGCTTGGTACAAGGTAGGCTTCTGGCTCGCCCTCATCGTCGCCGCCGTTTCAGTGTTTTATTTGGCTCAGGTGTATGCGGACACGGGCACCCAAGGAATGCGGTCACTAGCGAATCTGAGTATTCGTGCTGGTGACACGGTGTTGATCAGGGTTCCTGCGTCGTTGGAGCCGGAGGAGTTCGCGGCTACTCAGGCGTATGTGCAGAAGCAGTTGCCGGAGAATAGGGTGGTGGTTTTGCCGTCTACGGCTGAGGTTGCGTCGTGGCGTCCGCGAGGGTATGAGGAGCCTGTTGTGTCTCGGAAGGACCGCTTCCGACTGTGGGGCTAGCAGCCACAACTATGGTGAATGGTGCTAAGCGCTGCACGGGCTAGGCAGCAGTAATAATCGCGCGTTCTACGTATAGTTCGTGGTCCATGGGCTTAGTCCCTTTCTCGTAGCCAGCGCAGAACCCATTCGGAGTAAGGCTTGCGTCCGAGGCCGTTTGTCGCCATGTAGCGTAGGGGCGACATTCCGTCAGGGCGCTTTTTGAGCCGAGCAACGAATTGTTCGTATGTGTCCGCTAGTTCGTCGTCGGGTTGAAGCGACCGAGTAGTAATCATGCGACCTGCTCCACGATATGCCAGTTGGATCGATATTCGTCAGCCGTGTACTCGCCAAGGCGCAGACCGTGGCCGCGCAACAAGCATGCGAGCACTGTTTGCATCTCACGATGAAGCGCATGCAGCTGCTCGTCGGTATAACCCTCTCCGAGAATGTCGCGCATGTCATTGATTACGTCCGAGTTGCCGTATGGTCGTTTCGGGTCTATCTCGGGTGCCCCGAATTCGCAGTCATCCCAGCTTGTTTCCATTTCCGCTAGTAGAGCGAGATGGTCTTGTGTGACGGTAAAACGCTTCTTGCTGTCTGGCGCCATTTCGTCGGTTTTTCCTTTCCTTGTTTATGCTGCTAGCACAGGATCGGTCACAGGACTAGGTATCGCGAGGGGTTCGGCTTCGGCTGTTTTGGCGTTACGGATCGCCCTTTGAAACCATGCGCGCACAGTCGGATAATCCGACGTGTTGTTGTAGGTGGCAACCCACCATGGGTGTGTGTCGAATTCGGGCTCGGGTGCGTCGGATGGCAGCGCTTTCGCGAGGGCCACAATAGCTTCGTCGACGCCTTCGTAGGAAGGGACGCCCGCCGCATCGATAGCACCTAACGCGCAATGGCGGCCAAACCCGTCGTCGCGCTTCCCTACACACCACTTTTCGGGTGTGTCAATCACAGCAAGAGCACGTTCCAGTGTTTGTGAGACAGACATTCGTCACTCCTTCGGTGAGTAGTACTTTAGGCCGTTAGGTCGATTGGTTGTGCGTGGTACCCCGAGTCAGGATCGTCCATGTGGGCGTGCAGTAAGACCATAACCTCGGCGGTCATAAGACTTCGCAGGTCTGCTGGCATTGACTCAATCAACTTGTCGAGCGGAATACCGGGCATGAACCCGCCATCGCGAATGACTTCCTCCCAATCGTCGGGATAGACAGGCCATCCCTCAGCGTCTTTTTCGGTTGGTTCTGGTGAGAACTCCTGCCAGAACGCCCCGCCACAGGGATGGTCATATCCTATGACAACACGGTCTTGTCCGCCGTCGTATTTGGTGAGAACAATCCGGCTCATTTCGCCTTCCTTTCGGTGTTTGCGCGCGATGATATCAGCGCCTACCCCACGGTGTCAAGGGTCGTGCTACGATGCGTTGTGGTGGCGTGCCGAGCGGAGATCGGCCTGGGTCTAAGAATGTGGGCCTGCCTCGGCTGGTGCGTATCGGGCAGGCGGCACGCCACCCTCCGCCCGGGTGCCCAAATTGGTATAGGGAGCGGCCTCAAAAGCCGCCGCAACTTTGTTGCTTGCGAGTTCGACTCTCGCCCCGGGCATTATGACTAGAGCACAACGCAGACATCATAAGCAGCGCAAAATCGAATCACAGCTTCGCATCCTCGACTGTCGGTCCGACTATCTTGGCGACCGCGATAGCCGTGTCCTCGACAGCCATATCAACTGTGGTTGCTGGGGTCGCAGATTGTGGAAACGCGCGGAGGACCGTCGTCGTGAGCGTGCGGCTTGGCGTGTGGAGAACACCGCGTATTAGAGTGTGCGCCCGCGAGGCTGGAACCTCCGGGCGCGTGACCGAACCCTAGTGAGAGGATTCGATTGACCGAGAATAGCAGGCCGACAAGGATCTGCATCGAGGAGGGCTGCGACGAGTTTGCGATAGCTCGCGGCGTTTGTAAGAAGCACTACGAACATCATCGCATTCGCGGCACGTTGCCGCCGCTCTTGACGGATCGCGAAACGCGTATCCCCGCAGGAACGCGAATTGGTCTATGGACGGTCGGCAAGCGAGCCGACACGAAAGACCACCAGTATCACTGCGTATGTGATTGTGGCACAGAAAGATTGGTCTTTGCTGGACGCCTCAAGGCGGGCAAGTCCCAGTCGTGTGGATGTAATCGTAAACCGCGCGTGGTGGAAATTGACGGACGGTATGGTCGCTTGACCATAGTCGCCGAGGACGGTCGCAGTAAGTCGAACCAACGTACGTATGAGTGTTTATGCGATTGCGGAACGACTGTGCATGGTGTGGATAGTTGGAATCTCAAGTGTGGCAACAGTAAGAGTTGCGGCTGCATAGGGATGGAGAAGATAATCGGTAACGATTATGCGAAACGTCACGGGTACACTGGCACACCGACTCATGTAACTTGGAGTTCGATGTTAAATCGCTGTACTAATGTCAACAGCCTTGACTATCCGAATTATGGTGGTCGCGGCATCAAGGTCTGTGAGCGTTGGAATCCCGAGATGGGTGGAAGTTTTGAAAACTTCTTGGAGGACATGGGTTTGCGTCCGGAAGGGAAGCGGCCTAGTGGGAAGGCTGAATATTCCCTTGACAGGGTGAACGTAAACGGTAACTACGAACCATCGAACTGCCGGTGGGCTACGATTGCGGAACAGAACGCAAACCGGCGTCCACGATTTACTCTTGATGTAATCACCGAAGCGGCGCAGAGTATTCTTGAACCTGAACAGGTTGAAGCATTACTCACGGCCTTGGGCGAATATCCGCAAAAAGTCTAAACTTAGAGCGCTAGCCTGCGTTCGCCCGAGGTAGGTGAGATATGACAATCAACCGACTCCTAGAGTCCCGTCGCCAAGCGCGAGGGAAGGAAGTCCGTGTAGGCATGCAAAGTTCGTGGCCGAGCGGCTACTCCTTGGTTGATCCTTAGCTTAGCGCGATACCGCCTCCGGGCCTAAATTTGATGCAGCAAAAAGCTGGTGTGCTAATAAACGAGCACAACATGCTTATGGTGGACGTGGTGTTCACCGCTTTGCGCATCATTAGCAACAACGTTATCAAGATGGGGAACATGCGGGCCTATAAGGAGAAGTTGTCGCCTGACAATATTCCGTATAGGGTTTGGCAGTCTACTCAGCCCGATATTTTGGTTGAAACCTGGGGCGGACCGAAGGCCATGCTGCAAAGCACTGGCTGGAACCGCACAATTTTCAGTATGGGTCTTATGGGGGAAGTTTTCTGGTATGTCGTCCTCAGGGACGAGTTGCAGATGCCTTGGGTGCTGGAAGTCCTGAACGCCGCGTTCCTAAATATCAAAACCGACAAGAACGGCGATCCGATTTACGAGTACGGGTCGGGTAACAACAAGGTTATCCTCAATCCCGAGGACGTTATTCATGTTCCGTTCAAGTCGCTTCCTGCGGCACGCCGCGCGCTGAATCCTGTCGAGTATGCGAGCATCGCGAGCGCTCTTGCACTTGCCGCGTATGAGTTCGGGTCAACTTGGTTTAGCCAGGGCGCTTCGCCAGATTTCATTTTGACGACGGACGCGAAGTTGGGTCAGGAGGAAGTGCAGCGGATTGCGCAGAAGTTCCTTATCGAGCACGGCGGTTTGTCGCAGTCGCATCTTCCGCTTGTGCTTGACCGTGGGCTGAAGGCCGAGAAGGTTATGGCTTCTCCGGATGAAGCGCAGTACCTGAATTCGCTTGAGTATGCTCGGTCTGTTGTGGCGAGTTGGTTTGGGATTCCCGAGAGCGCGGTCGCTAATACTTTGCAGCGCGCGACACCGCCGCCTGTGGGTTCTCGTCAGGAAAGCGCTCAGGATTTCCTTCAGAACTGTTTGAGCGGCTACATGGTGCCCTTGGAAGAGGCTATGACTAGTTTGCTTCCGAAGGGAATTGGCGCGGCGTGGGATGAGGGCAAGTTGACGCGACCGAACGCGATGGCTCAGGCTGATCGTATTACTGCGTTGCGCACGTCTAACGTCATGTCGATTAACGAGATTCGTTCGCGCGAGCTTGGCCTGAAGCCCGTTCTTGGGGGAGATGAGGTTTTGGCGCCTCTTGCATCGAATGTCGCTCCGTCTCAGACGGATGCCGCGAAATCGCCTGTACCGAAACCGGCGAAGGGTGCTACGGGGACACAGGGGTGATGTGTCCTTTGACGGGTCGCGATCATCGCCGGTTTTGGTTTCGTGCTGCTGTGTGGTGCGCTGATTGCCGTCAGAAGTTGGAGTCGTGTTGTGAGGGTGCTGCGTTGTGAATCTTCCCGCCCACCGATACAAGGACCGCGAACCGCTGCTTCCCAATTGCCCTGAATGCGGATCCGAATACGATGCGGGGACGGGCGGTTGCGAACATCGTGGTCCGCTTGGTGCCGATGCGTTTAGCGGCGATGTATTGATTGGGGTTCGTGGGGGCACGCCGTTGCAGCGCACGCAGCGTCGCGCACATGGGTCTGTGAGCGTATGGGAGCCGTCCTCCCGCGCAAAGACGCAGCCAGAGGGGGAATCTACCTCCACGTCTAATTGGGCCGTTGACGTGGACGGCGTGGCGGATGCGTTTCCGCGTGTCACGCAGTCCCTCATGTCGGCGCTGATGGCAGCAGGGCATCACGTGTTTGTTATCACTGGGGTGGACGCGGATGCCGCGACGGCCGCGGATCGTGCGGCGAAGGTGCAGTATCTCACGAACTTGGGGATTGGGCCTGAGTGTTACACGGACGTGATCGTGTGTCCTCAGCCTCATCCGGAGAACAAGGCTAAGGCTATCCAGGACAACCATATTGGTGTGTTGCTGGATAACGACAAGCAAAATATCAAAGCGGCTGCACCTTATTGTGTCGCTTTGCTTCTCTGGAACTCCAAAGAGTAGTACCCCGCTGCGCGGCTTCTAGAACCGTGCGGTTTCGACCCTTGGGAGGGGTCTGTTATGAAGATCGATCAGACCTCTGAGGTTGAGGAGCGCATGGCCGCATATGAGGCCGAGTTGCGCGACAAGTACACGCAGGCGGACCGTGACCGGATGGCGAAGTCGGGCGAAGCGATGCCCGATGGTGCGTATCCGATCGCTGATGCTGAGGATTTGGAAAATGCTATTTCGACTGTCGGGCTCGGGAATGCTTCGGATAAGTCGATTCGTGCTCATATAGTGAAGCGCGCGAAGGCTTTGGGGCTTGAGGCGAAGTTGCCTGAGGCGTGGAATGCTGATGGCAGTAAGTCTGAGGCAAAATCCGACGTTGCCGATGTTGAGGAGCGTGCTAAGTGCCCGACATGTAAGGGTACGGGAACGATTCTCGACGGGAACAGGGATTGTCCTGACTGTGACGGTACGGGCACGGTGGATGGTGACACGACGGATGATGCTTCGCGTTCCGCTACGCCGAACGTCCGTAAGCGTTCACGTCATCGCGCGGTTCCTTTGATGCCAGAAGTTCGCTTTTGGCATGCCGAAGGCATTGAATATCGTGAAAAGAGCAACACTAACGAACTTTGGATTAGTGGGATGCCTGTGGTGTACGACACACCATATACCGTGACCGATGCGCTGGGTTCGTTCTCTGAGCGTATGGCTCCGGGCGTTGCAAACGATGTGTTGGCCGCAGGTTGCGACACTAGGCTCCTTTATAACCATGATGGTTTGAGCCTAGCCCGGACGCGGAATGATCGTGGGCTGCCGCCGACGATGACCTTGGCGGATTCACCTGAGGGTTTGCGGTTTGAGGCTTGCCTTGATTTGCGTCAGCAGTTAGCTAATGACGTGGCTATCAGTTTGGAACGTGGTGATTCATCTCAGATGAGCGTGGGATTCAGGGTGGGTAAGGACGAGTGGAGTGACGGCTGGGACGAGCGCACTATTCACTCATTCGATTCACTTTTGGACGTGTCAATCGTGTCGTTTCCTGCTTCAGAGTCCACGACCGTTGACATTATGCGTCGGTATGCTGAGATGGTTCCGGTTGAGTCGGCGGCGCGTATCCGCAAAATGTATATTGACACGCGTGCTGGCGCGAAAATGTCAAGCCAAACACAGAAAATGCTTGCGGACGCGTTCATGGGGTTGCATTCGGCGTTGAGTGATGCTGGGGCGCATCTTCCTTCGGTGTCTCCGATGGATCCTGACGGGAGTATCGGCCAGGATGGTGATGCGGGTAACGGCCCGGATTCTCGCGGTGAGACTAACGCGGATGCGCTTACGCCTGTGGATGGTGTGGAGTCCACGGTGACTGAGGTTGGTAATGTGGATGACGTGCAGGACCTTGGGGACGATCCTTCGGGGTTGCAGTCTGTGGTGTTTGGTGACGGGTCGCAGGGTGGTGCTACTATGGGTGGCGACGGGTATCCGGGTTATGCGGACGGCTCGGGACTACGGGCTGCGCCTGCAACGAAGGAGGAGCGCGCTACGGCGTCCATGTCTTTCGGTGATCAGGAGTCACTGATTTACGCTGCTCTTGTCGCTAAGTTTGAGGCGAATCCGTGGATTGAGTGTGATCTGTGGATCCGTGACGCTAGCGACGATTGGGTGGTGTTTGAGTCTTGGGGCGATCCTTGCGGGTTGTGGAAGGTGAGTTACACATTGACGGATGGTGTGGTTACTTTCGCTGATGACTGTGCGCAGGTTGCTGCGCAAACGTCGTTTGTGCCTGTCGGGGAGCCTGCTGCGAGTGTGCCTGTGGTTCAGGGACGTTCGGTGCGTGATTTGCGCTTGGCGCTTGAGGCTAGGAAGCGGCGCAGGGTAGCCTAGGCGTTCCAGTCCTCAGCGGTTAGCGTTTTCGGGGGGTGGCGCAACACTCGTCGGTCGAGCAGCCCAATGTCCACTCCGAGTTCGCGTAGGCTACGGTAGGTCGCGTCAAGCTTAGCGACTTGCTGATCGTAAAGTCGCATTAGGCGTGTGGCTTCGTTGTCCTCGGCGGCTGTTCGCATTTTGGGTTTCCTTTTCTGTGTTGTGTTCAGGGAAGGGAAGTTAGACTATACTTCTTCGGCGAGCCTTGCTTCGTCCCACCAGTCGCTACTATCGCCTGACATCGGCATTCCAAACTCGGATGCGAGATTGTCCCAGGTGCGTTCCGTCGCGTCGATATAATCCTCAATAGAGAGCGATGCCCTCTCGTCAAGCGCAGTAAAACCAGCCTTGTTGTACTCGCTCTCGCGGAGCACGTATACGCGACCGACCCTGAGCACGAGTAGATCGTACTCGTTGTCAGTCAACCGCGAGCTAATCCCATAGCCCGTTGCGCTTCCCTGCGATTCCCCCACCATCTGATCGAAAATAATGCGCGCTAGGTAAGGCGCATCGGTCCAACGGTCACGCGCCTGCGGTGTGTCGAGGGCCGCGCGTAGCGTCTCGGGCAGTTCAGATCCCGACCAATGACCGTAGAGAAATACGGCTTCCTTGTCCCCAAGGTCCTCAGGCCATTCGCTGCGTATGACGATATTTCCACGATCTCCCATTACTTACCGTCCTTTCGGTTTGCTATTTGTCCTACACGGCCTCGTGTGAGTCCGGTGGCGTCCGCTATCTGCTGGTGAGTGTATCCCTCGGACAGCGCGTGGAGGATCGCACGGTCACGGTTTTCGCGAGCTATCTCAGCGCACGCTAGATGGTCATCTAGTACGAACTGGTATTCCTCAAGGTCAATTAGGCCATCTTTGAGGATGCGCGCGGTGTCCGCGTAGTGCTGTAGATCAGCGAGAGTCATCGCGTCGGGTCGATCCATACGCGCTTTGCGTCAGCCCAATCGTATAGGGCATCCTTGACCGAATCGTACCAGTGGACGGTATCAACTTCTGCGAGTTCGTCGAGAATTTCATCTAGTTCAAGGTCTTCGCCTTCGGGGCGTAACTTACGGAGTCGCGAGACGATACGGTCCCGCATTTCTTCAAGCGTGATCGTGCCGTTGGCTTGCCGTTCTTGGAGCGCGTGTATTCCGTAAACCTGCTCCTTCCATATGGCCATTTACTTTGCCTCTCTGTCTAGTGTGTTTTGGTTCATGGATCATCCCGCCTGCACGATCCGACGCGAGTCTTGGTCAATCCAACCATGGAAAACAAGACCCGTTTCGTCGTAGCGCTCCACATAGCACTCACGGCCTGACGACTCGCCCTGATGCCATTCGCTCCACCATGAGCGACCGTCGGCCGAGAGGCGAGCTTCGATTGCCTTAGCCTTCCCTGAGAGAACGTCCTCGACGGCCACTTTGCCGTAGGACACTTGGGCGACGGTAAGGTTGTGGCCCACCTTGGGAGAGAAAACCTGCGTGCGAGTGTTCATCTCGGAAACGTGCATTGCGGCCTCCCGTGCGTTGGTGTTGATTGACTGCATGGGACAACGATAGCGCGCTATGCAACCCTTGTCAAGCCCTCCACGCCAAATTCTTTTCGACGGTTCAAGATCGCCCTACAGGGCTAGATCCCGTCGCACAGCCTTGGATCGCATGAACGTTCGCGATCCAACACAGACACACCAAGCCGCTGCTGGTCTGGATGCGCCCGACGGGGCTACCCGCAGCACATAGCGTTTTGATGTGTCGTCCTCACCGACGGTTCGGGATCACCCACGGGCGCGAGGTTACAGGACAATCCCGAAATGAAGGTAGCTGGTTGGTATGAGCAAGGTATTGGCGGGTCTTTTGGAGTCCCGCGATGCGAAGGTCGCAGAAAACGAAAGCGATCTCGTCGAACATGAGACGCGCCATCAGGAATGGAAGGACCTTTCTGATGAGGAGCGCGAGACTGTGCCGGAGCCTGAGGTTCCGGGCGATGTTGCGGACGCTATTGAGGCCCGTAACAAGGAAATCGACGAGTTGGATAAGCGCATCAAGGATGAGGCGAAGGACGAGAAGCGGAGCAAGGCTATTGCTGAGGCACGGAAGCTGATCGCCCCGGTCGTGTCGGATGCCGAGGTTGAGGTTGTGAAGGAGCCGATGATCTACGGCCCCGACAATCCTGACAATTCGTATTATGCTGACATTATGCGTACTGCGCATGGTGTGATCATGCCTGGGTTTACGCAGGCTTCGGAGCGTCTGTCGATTTGGGCGCATCAGGTTGAGCGTGAGGTCGCGGACGGCACTGATGAGGGTAAGCGTGCGGTTGATAGTTTGCGCACGCATTATCGTGGTAACGATGCGGATAGTGCTGAGGTTACTCGGCGTGCGATTAGGGAGATTGAGGGTCGCGGCCGTACGGCTATTGATCAGAAGGACAGTGGTGTTGAGCAGCGGAGTATTACGACGGGTGGTGGCGCTACGGCGTCAGCAGCGTCGGGTGGTGCTGCGTTTGTGTCGCCTGCTATCTTTTTGGACCCGTATGCTCCTTGGCGTGAGGCGGGCCGTGCCTTCGGGGACGCTTGCCATAAGGAAGTATTGCCTGACTACGGTAGACTTGCTCTCGCAGCTTAGATTGCATGCCGTAGTAAAATCTGGCTGTATGCTGGAAACCCCGTGAATCCGACGCTACTCGCCGCTTGCGGCAGTGACAATGTGTTCGGTGCGGACAATCAGCAGGGAAGTCGTAATTGACCCCTCAGAGACTACACGCCAGGCTGTTTGAAAGTTAGTTTTCAAACGGAAGATATAGTCCGAACTACACGGCGACGTGTAGAGCTACGCAGAAATGACGTAGCCCTCACCATTTGGGTGAGAGTAACAATTTTGATGAATCTGTACATTCCTCACGTGACTGGGCCGGCGGGTATCGCGACGCAGACTGAGGGTCAGGCTATTCAGGAAACAGATCCGACGTTTGGGTACCTGAATGCTGCGGTTATCACTCTTGCGGGTGAGGTTACTGTGTCGCAGCAGCAGCTTGATCGTGCTGGACCGGGTTTCGCGTTTGACCGGCTGATTTTTGACCAGTTGAATCGTGACTATAATCCGAAGTTCGATGCGTATGTGTTGAGCACGGCGCTTTCGGGTGCCACGGTGCAGACGTGGGGTGGCGAAGGCAACAACTTCGTGTTGTACTCTGCGAGTGGTTCTGGTGGTTTTGCTGGTCAGGTGAATAAGGCGAAGGCATCAATTCGTACCACGGCTGGTACGTTCTTGAATCCGACCCATTTGTTTATGACTCCGCAGCGTTGGGGGTTCATTGACTCGTATGCTGACGGTAATGGTCGTCCGTTGATTACGGCTGATTATCAGGGTCCGTATAATGCGTGGGGTGCTGGTGCGTCTGATGGTGACGAGGGCATCGAAGGGTTCACTGGTTACCGTTTCGGCGGTCTGCCGGTGTGTACTGATGCCACCATTCCGAATAACGGTACGACAAATCAGGATCAGGCTATTGTGGCTGATCT